GTTGGGTACCCAACGACTATCAAATGCCGCTCTGGGACCACCTGGAGGGCGGCGGCAAACGCGCCGTCGCCGTGTGGCACCGACGCGCGGGCAAGGACTCCGTCGCTCTCAACTGGACCGCCGCCGCCGCGCACCAGCGCAAGGGCACCTATTGGCACATGCTGCCAACCCAGGCGCAGGCGCGCAAAACGGTGTGGGACGGCATCGATCGCGCGGGCCGCAGGATGATCGACCAGGCGTTCCCGCCCTCGATCCGGATCAATCATCGCAAAGACGAAATGAAGATCGAACTGAAGTGCGGTTCGGTCTGGCAGCTCGTGGGCAGTGACAACTACAACGCGCTGATCGGCGCCAACCCGGTCGGCGTGGTGTTCAGCGAATACTCGGTCGCCGACCCCGCCGCCTGGGACTACATCCGACCGATCCTCGCCGAAAACGGCGGGTGGGCGGTGTTCATCTACACCGCGCGCGGTCGCAACCATGGCGCGCTGCTTTACGAAATGGCGAAGGGCAACCCCTCGTGGTTCGCCCAGCTACTGACGGTCGATGACACCCGGGTGATCGGCCCCGATGTCATCGATGAGGAGCGCGCCGCCGGCATGTCGGAGGACATGATCCAGCAAGAGTTTTATTGCAGCTTCAGCGCCGCCCTGGTGGGCGCCTACTACGGTCGACAGATGTCCGACGCCGAGAAGGAAGGCCGCATTGGCAACGTCCCTTACGAGCCGAACCTTCGCGTCGAGACATGGTGGGATCTGGGTGTCGGCGACAGCACGGCCATTTGGTTCGTGCAACGATATCAGCGCGAGATCCGCGTGATCGACTATTACGAGATGAGCGGCGAGGGACTGTCGCATTACGCCAAGGTTCTGCAAGCGAAACCATACGTTTACAGCCGTCACATCGCGCCGCACGACATCGAGGTGCGCGAATTCGGCACCGGCAAGACGCGCCGCGAGACCGCCGCGGGTCTCGGCATCCGGTTCATCCTGGCGCCCAACATCGGCATCGAGGACGGCATCGACGCGGTGCGCGCCATGCTGCCTCGATGCATGTTCGACATAAAGAAATGCGAACGCCTGATTGAGGCTTTACGGCAATACCGCAAGGCGTGGGACGACAAGAACAGGCGCTTTCAGGACCACCCGCACCATGACTGGGCCTCACACGCCGCCGACGCGGGTCGTTACGGCGCCGTGACGCGCGACCCGGCCACCGAGACGCGACCGCGCGTGCCGGTGTTCGAAACGCATGACGCGGGCATGGGGATGCTGGGATGATCTCATTGCTGGTCTGGCTGCTGGTCCTGTGCCTGATCCTGGGCCTGATTATCTGGGTCATTCAGATGATTCCGTTACCGCAACCGTTCGGCACTATCGCCATCGCGATCGTCGCGGTGATCTTCATTCTGATCCTGGTGTCCTTCCTTCTCGGTGAAGTACCGTTGCCGCGAGGGGGCCTGCGCTGATGTCAGGTCCGGTCTACGCCTATCACACCACGCCAATCGATGTGACGGCGGAACGGATCGCCGCGCCCACGCCGGGCATGCTGGCGGATGTCAACGCCGTCTACCGGCTTGAGGTCGCCCCGTTCACGCGCTACCACAGCGACGGCGCCGCGCTTGTGATGATGAGCGATAGCGGGGGCGCCGCGCCCCCCGGCGAAGCCGCGCTGCCGCTGTCCGGTGGCGCGATGACCGGGCCGCTCTATCTCAATGCCGATCCCGTGGACGCGCCGGATGATTCATCCGACCTGTTGGCCACGACCCGGCATTATGTCGATGCCGGCAATAACCTGAAGCAAAACACCTGGGGTGTCTCGGACGGTTCCGACGCGGCGGTGGGCGATGTGGGCGAGTACCTCGTGTCCGCCAACGCCGAGGGGGTCACGTTGCCTAACAACACCCCGGCCGCGGTTTGCTCGCTCGATCTTACCCCGGGTGACTGGGAGATCTGGGGGACGGTGGATTTCCGTCCCGCCGCGGGCGTCAGCCCGAACGCCATCGCCGCCGCGATCAGTACCCGCCCTGATGCGTTGCCCTCGGATGAAGACCTGATGACCGGTGTCGGCGTGCTGAACATGTTCGCCACGCCATCTCTCACCTCTGGCCAGCGTCAGGTGCTGATGACCGGGACGTGCCGGTCTAACTCCGCTGCCGCGCTGACCCTGTATCTGGTCGGCCAGACGACGCTGGGCGGCACCGGCACGCTCATCGGCAAGGGTTATCTCTGCGCGAGGCGCGTGCGCTAAGTGAGCGACGTTCTCGACGCTCTCCCGCGCGCCGTCGCGGATCTGATCGCGCCGCACCTCGGCGGCGAGGAGGACAGCCCGACGCTGGCCGCGATCGGCGTGGAGATCGGCGCCAAGCGCGACGAAGCCAAAATGGCGCGCAAGATGTCGGGCATCGAGGACGCGTGGCGCGCCGCTGACGAAGCCTACGAGGGCATAGACGACGCGAACCGTGGCGAGGTGGGCGACGGTGGACGCTGGGCCAAGCCGATGAGCGTGGATGGCCCGCTGATGACGGAGCGCAGGAACAGGAACCCAGACCACCGATCGACCGCGTTCCTGCGGCTCACCTCGCGCTATGTGGACGCGGGCGCGGCGAAGCTGGGCGAGATCCTGCTGCCCGCCGACGACAAGGCGTTCTCGTTCCGGGCGATGCCGGTGCCGCGCCTGATCAAGGCCAAGGAGGACACCAGCCAGGTCGTCCACGGCGACATGGGCGTGCCGCTGACGCGCCCGGCGCAGCCCGGCGAGACCGGCGCGCCCGCTGCCCCACCCGGCGCACCACCAGCCGGTGGCGACCCCATGGCGGCAGCCGCCGCGGCGTTGCAGGCTGGCGGGCAACCCGCCCCAGGCGCCACGCCAGGCGCACCGCCACCGCCAGCGGGCCAACCCGGGCAGGCGCTGACACCGCCGGGCACGCCGCTCGCCCCGGCCTCGCCCACGCCGCCAGGGCACGTCCCGCTGACGGTCAAGGACCTCGCCGTCGAGAACATTCAGATGGCGGACGAGAAGGCCAAAGCGGCTGAGACCAGAATCTATAACTGGCTGTTGTCGTGTCAGTATCGCGGCGAGATCCGCAAGGTGATCTTCGACGCCGCGCGCATTGGCGTGGGCGTCCTGAAGGGTCCGACGCCGCGCACCAAACGCGTGATGGCGCTGACGAAGCAACGCCACGGCGAGGACCTTAAGGTCATCATCAAGGACACCATCCAGCCGGCGGCGGTGTGGGTGGACCCGTGGAACATTTTCCCCGACCCCGCGTGCGGTGAGAACATCCACGACGGCAGCTACATCTTTGAGCGCGACCACATGTCGGCGCGGCAAATCCGCAAGCTTAAGAGCCTGCCCGGTTATATCGGGGACGCGATCGATCAGGTGCTGGATGAGGGACCGAACAAGGCCTACCGGTCGGAGACCGATCGCGGTCCCGGGTCGAAGCGCGACAAGGATCGTTTCGAAATCTGGTATTTCCAGGGCACGCTGACCAAGGAGGAGATGCGCGCGATCGACATGGCCTCGGGCCGCGATCCTTACACCGACGAAGATGCCGAGAACGACAAGCGCGACGAGGTGTTCGTGATCGTGACGTTGATCAACGACACGGTCATCCGCGCCACGATCAATCCGCTCGACAGCGGCTCGTTCCCGTATAACTCCATGCCGTGGCAGCGGCGCGCCGAAAGCTGGGCCGGCGTCGGCGTGGCGGAACAGATGCGGACGCCGCAACGCATGGTCAACGCCGCCGTTCGGGCGTTGCTCAACAACGCGGGCAAGAGCGCGGGCAGCCAGTTGGTCATCGACCAGAGCGCGATCATACCGGCGGACGGCCTGTGGACGATCACCCCCGATAAGATCTGGTTCAAGACCAACGACGGGCCGCAGGACGTGCGGCAGGCGATGATGGCGATCGCGATTCCCAACGTCACCGAGCAACTCATGTCGATTATCACCCTGGCGGAACGGTTCGCCGAGGAAACGACATCGATCCCGCTGATCACGCAGGGGCAGTCCGGGTCGACCACGCCAGACACGTTCGGCGCGACGCAATTGCAGAACAACAACGCGAACCAGCTTCTCCGTTCAATTGGCTACAGTTTTGACGACTTCATCACCGAGCCTCTGATACGCCAGTTTTACGAGTGGCTGTTGCTCGATCCTGATGTCCCCAACGAGGAAAAGGGCGAATTCGAGGTCGACGCGCACGGCTCCGTCGCGCTGGTCGAGCGCGCCATTCAGGACCAGAGCATCGCGCAGATGGGCAACATGGCGGCGAACCCAATTTACGGTATCGATCCGAAAAAATGGGCCGCGCTGTTCCTGAAATCCAAGCGCCTCGATCCCACCGACATGCAATACACCGAGGAAGAGCAAGAGAAGATGGCCGCGGCGCCGCCGCCCGAGCCGCCCCCGGTCACCGTCGCGCGCATCAACGCCGACACGCAGATCAAGCTTGGCGTGATGAAGCAAACCGCCGATCAGCAGACGCAGCAGGCCGAACAGCGCGTGGCCGACGCCGCCAACACGCTGGAGGGGCAGAAGCTGCACGTCCAGGCCACCGTCGATTTGCACGAAATGGAACAGAAACGCCAACTGGCCATGCTGGACTACGCCAACCGCCACCAGATCAGCCTCGACCAGACCAAGGCGGAACTCGCGCAGACCGCGATGAAGCTACAGGTCGAACAGCAACTGAACGCGATCAACAACGCGATCCACACGCGCGACACGCACGCGGCGCATGTGGTCGATGTCCACAAGCACGCGGTCGACACCGCCGAGGCAGCGCGCCAGCACGCCGTGGACACCGATCACGCGGCGGTCACGCACGCGCTCGACTCGGCGCACGCGGCCCGGCAGGCGGACCAGCAGACGGCGGAACAGCGGCGCCAGCACACCATCGACACCGGATCGGACCTGTTCAAGCACCAGAACCCGCCAGCCGTTCAGGTCCCCGGCAAAGCGGCGAACGGTCAGGCGGCATCACAGGTGAACCCATGATCGACTGGTATCAGCACGCGCTTGAGGTCGGCCTTCAGATGGTCGACATGGAGCGCGAGAACGCGTTGCTTAAGCGCGAGGTGGATATGCTGCGGCGGCTGTTGGTGGAGCGCGCCCAGATCCCGGCGCCGGTCAACCCGTTCCGCGCGTTCCCCGTCGAGCGGCGGCGCGTGGGTGGGTAGGTGCCTTTGATCAACGGCACGGCCAACGCCGACCCGGCGCCGCCGGAACTGACCTCGGGCGGTGGGGTCATGGACTGGCTGTCGGGCATGTTCGGGGGCGAGCGCGCGTTGCCGACGTTGCCCGCCGAGCCTGCGGGGCCGGCACGGGACGCTTATGCCGGGCAGTCCATGACGATGCCGCGCGCGGACTTCAGGCCCGGCACGGACATTGGAGGCAGCGTTCCAATGTCCGCCGAGCAAGCAGACCGCATGCGCGAGGCGTCGATGGAGTTGCACGACGCGACGATGCTGGCCGGCGGTCCCATGGGCGCCGAGGCCGGGACCGGCGCGGTGGCGCTGGCGTCGAGGCGGGGACTGGCGAACCCGCCGCCACCGTCGAGGGGGTTGATCAACGCGACGGGTGAAGCGCCAGGGCCGGTCTCGATCCTGAAGGACGGCACGATCCTCTCCGGCGAAACGCCGGTCGGACGCGTGAAATACGACCACGGCGATGCATCCACGCGCATTGGCGACATCGCCATCAATCCATCGATGCAGAACCAGGGCATCGGCTCTCAGGTGATCCGTCAGATCCAGGACGAGGCGGCGGCGCGCGGCAATCCGGTCGTGCTGTCCACCGACGCGTTCCGCGGCCCGCAGGCACAGGCGGACCAACTACGGCTCTATCAGCGGCTGGGGTTTGAGCCGAACACCGGGCCGGGTCAGGTGTCGGAGCGGATTGGCGGCAGGAAGATCGCGGAGGACCTGGTGTGGCAACCGCCCGGCTTCACGGCCTACCACGGCAGCCCCCACGAGTTTCCGCCAACCGCGCGCAATCCGTTGGGAGAGTTCGACCCGGTAAAGATCGGCACGGGCGAGGGCAGTCAGGCCTTCGGGGTTGGCGCGGGATATCTCGGTGAGGCGGAAAACACGGCGAAATATTATCGCGACAGGTATGGGCCGCAGGCTGATCCAAAGGTCCAGGCGGCGGGTGACGAGTACAACAACGCCCACGCCGCGTTCGATGGCTCCGTGGCTGCCCGCGCCAGGGTCGAAGCCGCCGAGCGGGCGTTGCAGGACGCGGAGGCGAACGCGCCACCAGGCCATATGTATGAGGTTAAGGTCCACGCGGACCCGGCCAGATTCCTCGACTGGGATCGACCGTTGTCGCGGCAGCACCCCGATGTCCAGGCGGCGTTGGCGAAGATCAACCCCGATATGTATCACCCATCGTCGGGCGACTACGATCCGTCCGAGAGCGGTCAGATGATCTATCACCGCCTGGCGTCCCGGTCTTCGCAGGCTGATGCGTCGGCGGCGCTGAACGCGGCCGGTGTTCCCGGGATTCGATACCTTGACGCCGGCAGCCGCGGCGCGGGCGAGGGTAGCCGCAACCTCGTCGTGTTCGATCCCGCCAGGATGGACATCATCCGCCGGTACGGCCTCGCGGGCCTCATGGCGGGCGCGGGCGCCGCCGCCACGCAGGGGCGAGACCAGACCCAGTGAGCGACTTCTTCCCGCAGCCCGACCCGCCGTTCGACCTCGGCCCGGTGGACCGCGCCAGCCCCCTGTGGCGGCGCCTGGAAGGGTGGCTCGCCAGCGAACTGGACAACGCCCGGCGGCGCAACGACGCGCCACGCCCGGAACTCGACACCGCGATGCTGCGAGGCGAGATACGCGCGATCAAGCGATTCCTCGCGCTGGGACAAGATCGGCCAATATTGACCGATGCCGGAGAGGACACACCGCGAGGCGTGTCCGGACTGTGGAGTAACTCATGAACGAAGACGAACACGACACCACCACTGATGACGCGGCTGCCGAGGCTGCCTTCGCGGGCGGGTTCGAAGCCGAAACGCCGAAACGTCCGGAGCCACGCGCCGCCCCCGGTAAAGATCAGCCCGCGGAAACCCCACGGGAGATCAAACCGAACGGCAAGGCGGACCCGGATTACGTCCAGATCACGAGGTCGGACTGGGATAACGTGAGGACCGCCGCGGCAAAGACGGCCACATATGATCAACAGCTTTCCAAAGCGTTCGGGACGATCGGCAACCTACAGAAAGTCATCAATGGCCTGCGCGACCAGACGCCGCAGGGTCGCAAGATCGAGGTATCGCGCGAAGCGTTTGCCGACCTGGAGCGCGATTTCCCCGAACTGGCGAATTCCACGCGGGCCGCGCTGGAGCGCGCTCTCTCGGGCGTCAACGGGAACGGCGCTGATCCCGCCGTCATCCGCCGCATGCTCAATGAACACGCGTCCGAGCGTGAGGTGGAGGTCCTTGAAGACGCCCATCCTGACTGGCGGGACATCGTCGGCGCCGTCGATGTCTCCCAGCAGATGCCAGATCCCAATAACCCCTTCCGCAAGTGGCTGGCGACCAAGGACGCCGGTTACCAGCGGCGGATCAACGGCACTGAATCAGCCGCCGTGGTGATGCGCGCGATCAACCTGTTTCAGCGCGAGACGCAAACCAGGACGCAGACGCGCCAGGCGCAGGCGGCTCGCGCCGACGCGCGCACTGACCGCATCCGCCAGGCCGTGCAACCACGCGGCGATGGGGCGGCACCCGCCGCCGACGCCACCAACGACGTTGAGGCCGCTTTCGAGTCTGGCTTCAAAAACCGCTGACACGCCTACGCCGACGACCGGTTCATTCCGGCCTGTGACCGACGCCATTTGACGGCGGTTCCCGTGAATACCTCAGAAAATCCTCTTCACAGGAGCGCCAACCATGGCAATGCAAACGTTTGGCATGACGACTGCCCGACTTGCGAAATTCAAGGGTGAAATACTTTCGCACGCCGTGCCGCAGGAAGTATTGGGCCGCAGCGGGCGCCAGATCCCAATGCCCAAGAACAACTCTGACACGTACGTCGCGCGCCGCTGGCTGCCCTATGGCGCCACCGGGGCCACGGCCTCGTCGCAGAACCAGTTTTTCCAGAACGGGCCGGGCGATCGGGGTAATATCATTGCCCAGGCGCACCAACTCTCCGAGGGCGTGACTCCGCCGCCGGATTCCATCGTGCCGTTGGACATCACCGTGGTCGTGCAGCAATTCGGCTGCCTCTACGGGTTCTCAGACAAGACCTACAACTTGTATGAGGACGACATCCCCAAGGCGATGATCGAACAGGCTGGCGAGCGGATGACGTTCGTCAACGAAATGATCGCCTACGGCGCGTTGCGGGCCTGCACCAACGTCTACTACGGCGGCGCCGGGACATCGATCTCCACGACCAATGGCGGGCTGACGCTGGGCCTCATCCGGCGCATCGCGCGGAATCTTCAGGCCAACCATGGCAAGCCCGTCAACAAGGTTCTGAAGGCGAGCCAAAATTTCGGCACCGACCCGGTCGCCGAGGGCTTCACGGTTTACAGCCACACCGACCTTGAGCCTGACATCAGGGACTTGCCCAACTTCGTGCCCGCCGAGGCCTACGCGTCCGGATCGCCAATCCAGAACGAGATCGGCAAGTGCGAGCGGTTCCGCTTCATCACCTCGGCGGATCTCCCGTCCATCCAGGACGGTGGCGCTGGGGTGGGCGCCACCGGGCTATCGTCCACCACGGGCGCGAATATCGACATCTACCCGTTCATCGTCACGGCGCAGGACGCCTGGGGGCAGATCGCGGTGCGCGGTCTCGGCGCGCTCGATCCGACATTCATTCCGCCCGGCGACAAAACCAAGTCTGACCCGCTGGGCCAGCGCGGTTACGTCGGCTGCGCGTGGTGGAAGGCCGTGATGATCGAAAATCAAGGCTGGATGGCCGTTGGCAACGTCGGTTCCAAAGTATTGGTCTGAGTGATCAAGTAAAGGAGGCATCCAATGCTTGACACGATGAACAGATACCTCGCCGGCTTCAGGGAAGTGCGGTGGGCGCATGCCCTGCGCTCCTGCCTGATTCCGATCGGCGATCGTATGTCCTCGCAGGCTCTCACGCCCGCTGGCCTCGTCGTCGGCACAACTGACACCACGACGGCGAAGATCGGCGCGGCGGCGTTCCAGGCCTGCGCCAACGGTCGCATGGTGACGATCGCCGCCGGCACCGAATTGCCGAAACCGCTAGGCCTCAACGTGACTACCGGGTTTTTCGGCATCGGGTGCTGGTTCACCGACAGCGCGGGCACCGTGACGTTCGCGCCCGGTCCCAACGGCACGACGGCGGGTAGCGCGGGGTTCCCGCAATTCCCGCGTGGGCAGGCGCTGATCGGCTTCATCACCGTGACGATCAGTGGCTCTTACATCGGCGGCACCACGCCACTGAGCGGCGCGACCACCGCCTATTTCTCGCCCACCGGGGCGTTCGATCCGACGATCCTCGTTTGAAAGGGGAATGAAATGGCTACCCTCAACTTTGATTATGGTGTCACACAGAACCTGTCCAATGCGGGTGTGGTCGCCGGGACTACCTCGACCTACACGACGACGGCGGCGACTGTTTGCGCGATCCAGGGCAAGTTCGCGACCCCCCTGGCGGCGCAGACCGCGCAGCCGACGCCAACCACCGACGCGGTCACCGGGCAACCGTTTGTCGCCGTGCCGCCGAACAGCACATGCGTGCTGGTCCTCGGCGTTAACGCCGCTGGCGTGATCCAGATGGCGCAGGGACAGATCCTGCCGACCACCACTGGCGTCACGACCACCGTGGGGGCGTTTCTGCGCGACCCGCAGTTCCCGCCGATCCCCGACAATTTCTGCGCGCTCGCGTATGCGATTGTGAGAACAGCACCAGCCGCCGCGCCGTGGACGCCGGGCACGGGTAGTTGGACAGCATCCGGCGTAGTTACGACTGCGTTTCAGAACGTTAGCCAATTGCCATCTCGGCCACAGCTTTCCTGATCTGGTGCCGTCGTCAGTCCCAACGGGCAAACGGCCCATGAATTCTGGCGGCGGCGTCCTGATAGGCCTGCGTGGCTTCCTCGATGGTATCGAAGGTGCCGAGGTATGCTTCCTTGTTCCTGGACCTGATCCTGGCCATGAAACCGCGCCCATGGGCCTGAACACCCTTGACGCCAACCTTGTTGTCCCTCCGGACCAAGATGTTGGCCATGTTCAGACCGTTTGTCGCGGCTCGCAGATTGTCGATGCGGTTGTTCGCGGGGTTTCGATCAGCATGATCGATGGTGTCAGGAAGCGGTTCGCCGTGGGTCAGAAGCCAAATCAACCTATGTGCGTAGTATGGGTGGTTCTGGAGTCGGATGAGGATATATCCGGCCTTTGTCACCGCCCCCGCGGGCTTCCCTACATTCTTGGCGTTCCATGACCGGAATGTCCGTTCGCTGTCAAACATCTCTCGCGGTCTCGGCAGCCAGGTCAGGGCGCCGGTTTCGGGGTCATAAGCCAGCAACTGGCGCACGAGGTCGCGAGGCGGTAATGGCTTGGGAAGCACGTCGATCCTCCACCCTAGGGTCAGTGTCAGGACGCTCAGAGCCGGTTCAACGGCCTGGGCGTCCGCCTCTGATCATGAATGAACCGTCCCGTAACGGCAACAGTCAGAGGTGATGCATGCCGCCGTTTCAGAAGAAAGAAGCCCACAACAGCGATGTCGCTGTCGAGCAATATGAACCCATCGCCGACCCAAAGGATTACGATGGCGATATCATCCTCGCGGACAAGGACCTGATCGCCAAGGACTACGCCGATGAGTTGGCTTTTATGAACGAACCGATCGAGATCCGCCTGCAACCCTCGACTGACAGGAACGCCGCCATGTCGTTTCCCGTGTGGGTGAACGGCAAGCCAGCCGAGGTGATGACCAACGGGCGCTGGCGAGAATTGGGCTGGCTGCCGGTGGCGACGAACCTCACGGTGCGCCGGTCGGTGCTGGAGATCATCCTGCGCGCCAAGGTCGACACCGTGAACACGCAGATTTTCGGTTCCGACACAGAGCGGCCCGAAAACAAGACGCCGCGCTTCACGACGCCGGTTCATTCCGTGTCCGTGCTGTCCGATCCGAACCCCAAGGGACCGGCGTGGATGACCGAGGTCATTCGCAGGACGTATTGACGTGACCTACCTGGAAATGTGCCGCGTGGCGATCATGAATTGCGGCGTGGCGCCGTTCGCCGCCCTCAACACGGTGCTGCCGACCGTGGTCGGGGCCACCGGCAGCGTCGGCAGGGTCACCGCGTGGGTCAAGGACGCATATTCCGACATCGTGATGGAACACGACGACTGGGAATGGCTGCGGTCCAGCAACATGCTGGGGGCCGGCGTTTCGTTCCAGACCGTCGCCGGGCAGGCCAGCTACCCGCTGGGCACCGGGCCGGGAACGGTGGGCGTGGTCGCCGACCGGCTTGGCAAGTGGGCTGAACACACGTTCCGCGATCACACGACATCAGTCGGGTTTGTCAACGAAAACTACCTCGATGACATCCCCTACGATCAATGGCGCAACGATTACATGTATGGGGCGCAGCGCAACGTGAAGACGCGCCCGATCGTCATCGCCATTGGCCCGGATCTGAGCCTCAATCTGGGTCCGCCGCCGAACGATCAATACACCGTCACCGGAGATTATTTCGTCGTGCCGCCGGATCTGACGGCTGACGCGGACGTGCCGTTCGGCCTGCCGACGCGGTTTCACATGCTGATCGTCTACAGGACGATGATGAAATACGGCCAGTATGAGTCCGCGCAAGAGGTTTACACGCGCGGCCAGGAGGAGAACGCGGGCATGTATTCGCGCTTGCAGCTTCTTCGCGCGCCGCGGGTGAGCTGGGGAGCCGCGCTGGCATGACGCTCATTCTGGAAGGTCCGTCCACCGACCCGGACGCCCCGGTCATCACGCCGATCGCGCTGTCCGAGGACATCAACACCGAACTAACGTCTTTTTGGCTGCCACTGGCCGGCGGCACGATCGTCGGCAGGCTGCTGCTCTCCGTCGACCCCTTGGTGCCGCTTGAGGCGGCGAGCAAGCGATACGTCGACAATCGGGCGCCGCTGGGCGGTCCCTACCTTCCGCTCGCCGGGGGCAGCATGCAGGGCGGTCTGACACTGGCCGGCGACCCGCTGATGCCGCTACACGCCGTCCCGCTGCGTTACCTTCAGGCCAATTACGCCCCGGTCGGCGTGTATGTGCTGAAGAACGGCGACACGATGACCGGGCCGCTGACACTGCCGGCTGATCCGCTCGCGGACATGCAGGCGGCGACGAAGCAATACGTCGATCACAAGTCCGGAGCGGGCCTGTCTGAGGCGCCGATGACCGGCCTGACCTACGGCAGACAGTCCGCGGCCTGGAATCAGGTGATCGCCGCGAACAACGACATCGTCGATGGCGGTAATTTTTGATTACGACATCAGAACATAGGGGTATCTTCTAGTGGCCGATATCCTCCGCATCAAACGACGCGTGACCGGTGCCCCGGGCGCCCCCTCCGGGCTGGCGAACGCGGAAATCGCCTACAACGAGGTTGACCACATCCTTTATTACGGCGAGGGAACGGGCGGCGGCGGGGGAACCGCTTCGATCGTCGCGGCCATCGGCGGGCAGGGTCTCGCCTACACGT